TTCATAACGCTTTCCAGGAATAAGATTCATATTGTTTATCCTTTTATAAAGTAGAAATTTTTCTATGGCAATTATTACATTCAAACTCAATAATATTATATTCTTTATTAAGATATAATATTTTATACCCATAATTATGAAAAGTTTGACACCATAATCTACATAAACATTTCAGCATTTTATAGATTCCTTTCTATAAATATTATAGCATAATTTTTATTCATTGTCAAGCATTATTTTTTCTAATCCTCGACATCTTTGATTCCATTCTGGTTCAGGAATTTCATAAATATACCAATCATTACCATATTCATCGCTTTGAGGGCTAACAAGAAAATCATCTAGATAATCCATAAATAATTTATCTCCTTTCCCCTTAACTATATATATTATACTATAATTTTTAGAAAAAGTCAATCAATAAAATCTTCAAATCTTGTTCTTCCAAAAACCTCTTCGATACCTTTTGTAGAATAACCGCAAGCATGAGCAAAAGTTTTACAAAAAGCATGAAATTTAGAAAGATTCATAGCAGTTAAATTTTCTGTAAAATTAACTTCTTGACTTGTATCGTCAGGGTTATAAGCGTGAAATTCATATGTTATTTGTTTACCCATAATTACTCTTCTCTCTTTTTAAAAATTTTACTTCCGCAATTTGTACAAGTACAAATAACTAACATATATGGTTCGGTATTATAATTTTCTACCTTATACTCTTCAGTTTCAAACGAATGTCCGCACTTTGAGCAAATAAATAATTCTTTTTCCATAATAATCTCCTTTAAAAATGATAAATTACAAATTAATTTATATATATTATTTTAATCAGCAAATTTCCATTTAAAGCCATAAGCTGTTTTTCTTTTACCACGACAGACATTTGTAATATGACTACTAGCTCCATTACTTGTCGCTGTTATTTTATTAAGTGATTCTGCCGCAGAACGTGCAGAAGGAAAACTTTGAATATATTCTCCTTCTTTTGTATATTGATTAACAATTTTACTAGTAGCCTTTAAACTTGCTTCAAGTCTTGTTAAAGTTGGCTCTTTTTTCGCTTTCAAAATATAACTAACAGTATCTGGATGAATATTCATTATTTTAGCAGTTTTATTTTCACTTTGTACTTCTCTATAAGTTGCAACTACTAAATCATAATCAATATATGGCCTTCCATCTCCACCGATAGTAGCGTTATAACCATTTTTAAAAGAACCAAAATATTCTATCCAAAAACGTTCGCGATCGCTTAATAAAAATTGATCTTGAACTTCTTCAATTTCTTCAATAGAAAAATGTTCTATACCATATTTATTAATTGCTCGATATAATGGGCGATTTTCAGAAGTTTTTTTCTTAGAATCTTTAATATGTTCTTTCCAACGTTTTTCTATTGTTTCAACAGTTTTACCTATATAAATTTTCTTATTTATATCATTTGTAATTTTATAAATGTATGGCATAATTAAATACCTCCTCTTTATTTTCTCATTTCTTAGTAAAAACAGGCAATACCGCGTGAAGGTGAATGAGACATTGCCCTGGACCGACCGGGAATCGAACCCGGACTCGATGCTTGCAAAACATCAGTGCTAGCCGTTATCACTATCAGCCCATATTATAACAGTTTTGATAACGCAGACTGTAAACTGCGTGTATGAAAGTGGTCTCTTTATAAGAGAGTAGTACTACCAACCAGACTCGAACTGGTGCCATATGCTTGAGAGGCATATATCCTTGCCGCTAGACGATGGTAGCATAAGCACTGCCACCGGGACTCGAACCCGGATTGTCAGATTGAAAGCCTGGTGTCCTGGCCTGTTAGACGATGGCAGCATATTGCGGCGCTCTGGTGGCCGCGACCCTCATCCTTGAAACTACAAGAAACTAAGGATGACAGAAGTTTCGTACGTTTCATACACGTGAACAATATTCTACGCTTAAAGCACTCCGTTGTTCCCGGAAATTAGACATGTCTGATTCGATTATGGCGATTACCCTGAGAAGTTCATCTACAGGCACTTCCTCCCGAATCAATAAAGCCCGCAAAGTATTCTGGCCGCGGAACGCCAAATTAAAGCGTATTTTCTTTCAGCTAATGCCTATCCGCGTTGTGGTTGACACGCTAAACCCACATAGGCTCCACTAAGTACCGCATCTGCGGCACGGCACTCACTTCATAGCCCGAGATAAGCTCAAGTCTTATCTTCTAAAATAATTGGGGAGCCAGGGTAACTTTGCTACCGGTGCACCGGTATTACCGCATTGCTGCTCATTTTACCATTTCATAGAATGGACTTGCTTATTAGTCAGGGTCTCTCCCTCTAGTCGCTCCTAACGACTTAATTGCGCAAATCAACCGGTTGAACACCAGTGCGGCGACGAAATATCCCGCGTTCAGACTATTGTGGATCATGACTTCCACTCACTGGAAGAGCATAACTCGGTTCCCTTCCCATCTGGTGACGACCTTGTCGGTCAAAATGACTATTTATTTGGTTTTTCCTATTTATAAGGCGCCGATAAGACCATTTAAAGTAAGTCATTATGCTTTCCTTTTGCGCCGATGGGACTAATGAGCTATCTATAACCTAGGATACTCTACCAGATAAGGTGGAGTTAGATAACCTTTCGTCATAGGTGTAATTCATAGCTGGCACGCCTACAAAATCCACGCTCTTTTTGGGAGAGTCCGCCCTGCCATTTACCCGGACACAGGTAGTTGCGGGAGGCAGACTCGAACTGCCGATAACGAGTTTATGAGGCTCGTGCCTTAACCAACTTGGCGATCCCGCATTAAATGTCGTTTTCCCTAATCAAAGGCGGATAACGACGACCGAAGTTCGAACTTTGTGGTTTGCCTGCACATACCCTTTGGCCTTCCCAAAGGCTCCCATGCTTTTGTCCACCCAACCAAACAGGCGCAGCGACATCTTATTTTAGCTTTCGCAGCATAGAGTGAGGAGTTGCTCGTACAATCTCTCTAAAGCGTCTATAGACTATTATTATTTTATCTACCACTCTATAGATGGGTAGTCAAGTTAAGGTTTTATTTAAATAATCTGCGCGCGATTATTTATTTTATTTCCCTTATCTTGTATAAATATTATATCAGATTTTTTATTAGAAGTCAAATATTAAATAAGTTCTTTCATATCACACCACTTAATTTTGACAATAACACGATTTCCGCATCTATCACGCATTTCTACTTCGGGCCGCGCAACAATGCCTTCCATTTCAACTTCATCTTCTGCTACTACAGAATTAGGATGATCACATACAAATTTAGTAGCTTCATAAAGAGTGCCTTCTCCAACAATGGGAACTACTTTTAAGCCAAACATCTGAGCAGTTTTTTCAACCCACTCACGAGATTGATAATTCTCACCTACAAGAACATCAAAAACAATAAAGTCTACTCCATCTTTAATATACTTAGAACCAACTTTTTGAATTTTTCGTCCGTAGCCTTCTCCAAAAATAATTACTTCTTTTTCACCAAATGTTTGCTCAAAAAGTTCTTCGGCAACATCATTCATAAATATCTCATTTAGTTTAGTAACTAAATCAGAAGGAATTTGCGCATTATCGGTTCTTCCACCAAAAGTAATTTGATGACCATCCCAATGAATACGAATATTTGTTCCGTCTACTTTTTCAGTCCAAATCCATTTATTTAAAGCAAGATATTCTACTGTAGAATCACGAAATACTCCAGGACGTAGATTTTTCGAACCTTCTGTATCACGAGCATAAATTGTGTCAATCTTCTCATATTTACGCATAATTAATATCCTTTCTTACCAAATTACAGTTCCCTCATTAGCTATAAGATGCTCATATTCTTTTCGAGTTATCCAACGAATAATAGGAGTACGACGCTCTTCATAATGCTGATTAAAATCAATATGCTCATAATGAAGAGTACCAATTAGAACTTCAACAACCTCAATGGAAGTTTCAGATTCAGAAAAATCATGAATAATACGTTCATCAAGGATAGCCCAATCCTTAATATCACGATAAACGGGATGCAAATTCTTCATATTATATATCCTTTCTAAATTCAATATTACAACTTTCCATCAAAGGTGCAAGAATATCCCATAATTGCTTTGATACGATGTTATCAAATTCAGCAAGATAAGCCTTTATCCATTCAGTATTATAGTTGCGCATCCGCAAAACATCTTCATACTGCTCACGCATTTCTCGAAAGTTATTCATATTATTTATTTCCTTTCTCATTTACTATAATAATT